TTAAACGTTATTGATTCTATTGAATATAATTCTGTAAGTTATGAAGTAACTATTAGTCAAAATCCTTTTGGGTATGTTAAGTCTGCCGCAGACAAAAATAAATTGGTTTATACAAGCGATGTATTAACAAGTGAAGAGTTTATAGAACAAATAATGTCTGCGTTTGAAGGGCAATCTCTCAAAATAGCAAATAAAAAGATAAATATTAATAGTTATAAAGCACTTCCAGACAATTTTGATGATTTTAAAACACTCTTTATTAATCCAAATAATACCATCAATAATCCATCTATGTTTAAAATGCGCATAATTGGACTGACCTCTTATTTTAGAAGTGCCCAAGAACAATTAATGCCTACTTACGACCATGCTAATCCAAATGACTTTAAAATAATTAAAGTCCAAATGAGTGATTTCCAATTTGGTGTTTATGAAGAGGCGCGTATTCAAGAACGTAAATTAGAAGAAGCAAATAAGAAGAAAAAATCCAAGAAAACCAAGGGAGGAGCACAAGGAGACGAATTATATAGCGACAGCACATCAACATATCGCATATTTTCTCGTGCGTTTTGTAATTTTGTATTTCCTAAACCGGACATAAAACGACCTATGCCTAATGATGAAGCAACAATAGAAGCAACATTAGAAAATATTAGTGACGAGGGAGATGGCGACAATATTAGTAAAAACATTTCAGAAGAATTATTAGATGACTTAACCATAGCGGAAAAATTGGAAAATGTAGATGGTAAATATGATGCCGACGATATAAAAGAGTTAGAAAAAGATTTAGCAAATCCAAAAGTAAATGATGGTAGTTATAGTAAACGCATTAGTGAGGCATTAAAAGAATTGGAAAAATATTCGCACAAATATTTATCAAAAGAAGGATTACAGCTTTATAGTCCTAAATTTTTACATATATTGGAAAATATTATAGACGATGACCATAAAGGCATTCATTTATTATATTCACAATTTAAAACATTAGAAGGTATTGGTATTTTTAAATTGGTTTTAAAACAAAATAATTTTGTGGAATTTAAATTAAAGAAAAATGAAAAAGGAGAATTTATACTAAATGTAGGCGAAGAAAATATGGGAAAACCAATGTATGCGGCATATACTGGGTCAGAAACTCCTGAAGAGCGTGAAATTATCAAAAATGTATTAAATAGTAATTGGAAATTAGTGCCTTCGTCAATAGTAAAATCCATTCAAACACTAGCACCAGACAATTTTTATGGTCAAATTATTAAAGTATTAATGATTACTTCGTCTGGTGCCGAAGGCATTAGTTTAAAAAATGTTCGCTACGTCCACATTACAGAACCATATTGGCATCCAGTAAGAATTCATCAAGTTATTGGTCGTGCTCGCCGTATATGTAGTCATAGTGATTTACCAAAAGAACTACAAACTGTAAACGTATTTTTATATTTGATGGTTTTTAGTGAAGCACAATTATCAAGTGATTTATCAATTGAATTGCGACTAAAAGACATTTCTAAAAAAGATAAAAAGAATGTCATAACAAGTGATGAATATTTATATGAAATATCTAGTATTAAAGAGGAAATAAATGCTTCATTATTACAAGGCGTCAAAGAGTCCGCTATAGATTGTAGTATTCATACGCGGTCAACAAGTAAAGAAAAAGATGTTAAATGTTTTGTAATAGGTAATCCAAGTGAAAATAAATATATATATACTCCAAATATAGCAGCCCAAGATAAAGATGAGGGCATGAAATTAAATAAGAAAACAGAAGTATTAAAATTAAATGAACTAGTAATAAATGGTAATAAATATGCCTATAATAAAGTTACAAAAGAATTATTTGATTATGATAGTTATTTGAAAGAAGAATTGTTGCTTTTAGGTAAATTAGTAAAACTTGATGATGGAACCCATAGATTCCAAAAAATATAGAGTAAATTTACTCATAACGCATAACACATAACACATAACACATAACAAATTATTTATTATATTATTTATAGTAAATAATTTATTCAGTATTAACTATTTTTAACTTAAATATTTAATTTGGTCATTATTACTTTTTGATTGTATAAAACTTTTTCCATTTGTTTATTTAAAAAATCTAACTTTATATTTAGATTTAAATTGAGTTCGCTATTATTTTCGTTAGCTACAAATTTCTTAAGATTACTATTTTCTCTAGTAAGTTCTCTTGTATTTTCTGTTGTAGTTGAAAAACTATTTATTAAATCTTCCATATTTAAAATTTTAGTTTTATTAGTAAAACTAATTTCTTTTTCTAACATATTTGTATTTTCCTCATTTATTAAAGGTAAAGGGGAATCAAATTTATCTAAGTCTACTAGTTCTAAATTATTTGTATTTGTATTTGTATTTGTATTTGTATTTGGAACACCAATACTAGGCACAGGCACAGGCACAGGCACATCATTATTTCTCTCTCTTTGTATTCTCTCAAGTAGTTCGTTCATACTATCGTTTTCTAATGGACTATCTTTTGTTTCACTAAAATCGATTGCTTCAGGAACTTTTTTAGTAATTAAATTACTAAAAGACACCTTTTTCTCTAACAACTCTTTTTCAAATTCTTCTGATTTCTCATTTTTGTAAATATCTTTTATATCTAGTGGTTTTAACAATGACTTTTTAAAACTATTAATATCTAACATAATATTTTGTAAAATAATTTTATTTAATTGCATAACAATATTTTTAGAATCACCAGTTTTATAATTAGAAGTAAAAATTTCTTTATTTTCATTAAATATTTTAGTTATATTACTTTCAAAAATCGCTTTTACATTTGGAAACTTTGACTCTGGAATATTAACAAATGCTTTATTGCTAGACAATATATTCCATAAAAGTTCTTTGTTTTGTTCACTCAATAATATATTAGACATAATACAATCTTTATAGTATTTAAGCACATTAGTTTTAACTTAATTTAAACCTAAAATAATTATTTTAACTTTAAATAATTAAAATAATTTACAATATGCTTTTTTTAAATCGCAAGTTACAAAAATATATAATGTTAGTATTGTCAGTGTTAATATAAATGTAATAATTATAATATTGGCAACAGCAAATCTTATAGATATTAGTGTAGTTTCGTGACTAGTTACTTGAGATGTATTATTTGGTTCTTGCGTTAAAGATTTTCTACATACAATACACGTATTATTTTTTATTAACCATTGACTATAACATTTAGTATGAACATAATAAACTCCACAATGAGTTATTGCATTTAAATTATTAGACTCTTCTAAGCATATTAAACAATTTTGCATCTTATATATGTAAACATATTTATATTTATTATATTTATATAATAAATCTATTTTTATATTATCATATATTAGTTAAGTATGTTTGTTTTATTATTACTTATTCAAACATTATTTTCGTATATTGTGCCAACATACAATCCCAAAACGCAAGTTCATTTACATTTAGAAAAATTTAACAATGAATTAAATTTGTATCATATTGGTATTAGTTTTAAAAATGATGATACTATTTTAAGATATGATTACAGACCCTTTTGCGAACCAAGTATATGTGAATACAAGACCATAAATAGTGTTAGCACTACTAGCACAGGTCTTGTAAATAAAGAAGTTAGATTTATTGATAAACTATATAGATTTTATATACCAGAAAATGTTCCAAATAAAACTATTTATTGGGGTGAAACTAGCAAAACATTGACTGAAGTTGTTGAATTTGAAAAAACTATGCAAAAAAAATATATATTGGGTATTAATGATTGTCGCCATTATGTTAATCGTTTTTCGCGATGGGCACTAAATAAACGCACTCCTATTTGGAAATTAGATAAACTATGGAACATAACTAGTAGTACATCTTTTTTATAATATTTTCACCGTGGATATTAAGGGAGCTGATCGGATGCGTTGGTCGGGATCTGGAGACGCCGCGCAGAAGAAGATGAAGCGGGTATTCCTGATGATAGACTCTTGACTGGTGTCATCACATTCATCGCAAATTTAGCTGCTATCATTTGCATAGTATCATTACTTAGCTTTGCTAATAATGCTGTACGTGGTTGTAACCAATTAATATGTAGAGTGGCATCAATCAGTATCATTATTTGCATATAATATAATTCTATGAGTATTGGATTTTTATAATGATATTTGTTAAAATTACTGCTAAGTAATTCTACAAATGCTATTTTATCTTGAGTACTTAATACTTTAAACTTAGTAATCATTAAAATTATATCGCGTTTTATAATTCCCATGTTTTGAGTGTCGCCTATGAGTGACATAGTGATATCGCCTAATATTCCGAAAGGATGGCGTTCGCCCATGTCGTCGGTTTGAACCGGATACATACCAGCGAGCATACCAGCGAGTCTATTTTTATTAGTAAACTTAGAAATTTTTCTTATGGCTTTGGTTTTGGTTTTCCGCATTTATATTATAAATATATATTTTATATAATTTAATATTATTTACTAAATTATTTACTAAATAGTAATCTACTTTTTACTTATTCCTAAAAAACTTCTTCCAATTTTGCTTGTAACAAACATTCCTAGACCAGAAGCTATTTGAAAATAAAATATATCAGTTTTCTTAGTACAGCAAAGTAAATAACCAGATAAAATAACAAAGACTAAGAAAAACATCCAAAACAAGCGAGTATAAAAATCCATAGTAAATATTTTATATAATAAAATAATATAAAATATTTATATTTAGTGATTTTTAGTTTTTGTTTTTATATTGTTTTAATATATAAACAAATGCCAAGTTTTGGACTCAAGAGGAGAGGGAAGAAAAGGCGTGCGGCAGCAGCAGCAGAGGAAGAGCGTCTTTCGCGTTCAAATTCAGAGTATAGTTCTGATGATGAGACATCTGAGCGCGAGAAAAGCAAAGAAACCATTCGCCACACAGTAAATCCGTATAGTCAAGCCAGCACTACTGGTCAGTCATGGAGTGAAAGAATATTTGGCAAAGGATTAATGCGTAGAGTAACAAAAAATAAAGGTTCAAAAAAGAGACGTGGTCGCGGCAAAAGAACTGCCAGACGTAGTCGTAGACATTAAATTATATACAATTTTTATTCATTTTTTATTCATTTATTGCCAAAAACGCTTACATACGTAGTTCCACACATAGTCCGAAATGTGAAGTGCTTTGCCTTTGCTTCATTAATGCCCTCACGAAGTTCTAAAAATCGACGACTATTATCCACATCAGAAATGAGATTGGCAAATTCGGGCAATTCAGAAATAGTTTTTACAACACAATGACTTGAAGAGGTCTTAACTGGAAGACGTGTAGGATAAACCTTTCCTAACGACATCGCATGGGATGTAATAATTAGCATAAACATAAATGCGAGAACATATTTCATAGTTTAGTTATGCTTTGCTTTGCTTATTTAAAAACTATTTCAATTTTAATTATACATAGCATTTTTATTTAAAAATTATAAATTTTTAAACAAAGCAAATCTATAATTAATTAATGACCTCCAATATATTTGAATTATTATAGCGTTATTATTTGTAATTGCTATTTGTCTAATATATTCTTTTGCTTGTGTATCATTTACTAGTTTTGTTATATTTTTACTATACATCAAAGGTTTATATGTATGATAATTATAAAATTTTGAATATTTCATTCCATATCTATATCCCCTATCTGTTTTAGACATTCCTGTAATCTCTGTTAATCCAGCACGGCCAAATTTATAAAATAATATACTTCTAATAAATTCTAATCTTGTTTTATTTAACAAAATTGGATGAACACATACAAACCAATCATCCCTAAAAGATACATTGTGAATTCTTTTATTTTGTATATTAAGAGAACTCATACACTCTCCTACTGATGTATATGTATTTATTATTTCATATGTATAAGCATTATAATGTTTTATCTTCAATAATTTCTTACAAGTTTGATTTAAAGTTTGTTCAGATTTAGTAGCCCATCTTAAATTTTCTACACAATTATTTTTAGTGTTATTATCAATATGATCAATAGAGTTATATGAATCATTTATTTTATTATCTAACCAAGTTTCAGCAACTAGTTTATGAACTTTGTTACCACTAAAATGATAATATCCAGCATGATCTAATGTTCCTTGTGTAATATTTCGTCTATCTTTAATTCTTCCTTTGTTAGATATTTCTAACTTCAATATTGGATGTGTTTTCCATTCTTCATTATCAATAGTTTTATTTTCTGTAAATTCAATACGATTAAAACCATTAGGCGGTGATTTACCTGTTCGTAAAAATCTGTGAATATTACCTGCTCCTTTTTGTCCTAATTTTTTACTTAAATCAACAATACTATCAAAACTTATTTGTTCTTTAGTTAAATCATTGTATGCTATACCTGACGTCCCTTGTGTTTTGCCTGCTTTTTTACCCCTATCCGGATTATCAATAGATGTTTTTCTACCATGTTCTTGTATAGTTAAACATTGTAAATTTTCAATAGAATTATTATTATAATCTCTATCAATATGGTCAATTTGCATATTTTCTTGAATTAATTCATTATATATTGCTTCATATTTAAATCTATGAAACTGAACCACACTATTTTCTTTAGTATGTAGATGTATCTTTCTAAGACCTCTTGTTCCTTGTGTTTTTTTTAATGCTTTTCCAGAGTTGATATTAATAATACTATCTGTTATAAAATCATATTTATAGTTTGTATGTTTAGGATGAATATATTCAGTTTTCTTTTTATCAATAGTCTCTAATTTTTTTATATGTTGCTCATATAATTTTTCAATAAAACATTGTGGACAAGGACAATAAGCATGTGTTTTACTACATTCAATAGTTATATTAAATGCGCCGTGCTTTGTACATATTAGACACAAAACTGAATTAGTACCCGAATAACTTTTTTCAGTTTCATAATTAATTACAATGCGATTTTCACTATTTTTATGGAGTTCATTCAGTTCAGTAGTCAATATTTTAAAATCTTTATGTTCTACTTTACTACATTTTAAGCATCCACCATTACCTAACATATGATTTTGAAATAAAATATTAAAATCATATTTATGAACATTACAATAAATTATACAATAGGTTTTAGCATCTACATATATAAATTTATCATAACCAAATCTTTCACCGTATTTTTCTTTACTTTTTTTTATAGCATTTTCAGTATTTATCCTATCAATACATTTTGTTTTACTATTTAAATGTCTATCTAATTTAGATTTAGATGGAAATGGTTTATCACATAGATTACAAACATTAAACATTTATTTATTTACTCTATATATTTATGATTTATTTATATATCAATTTTAAAAATAAAAATTGATATATAAAAGATGCTTAATAATTATAACATATTAAAAGCATTATGCCTTTTACAAAAGCAACCAAGTTTCTATATAGCAAGACGCTATTTAATATGTTATTTTTAAATGAAGTGGGACCTCTTGGGCGATGGAGTCAAGAACGTTGCGCTATTAAACTAAATAAGAAAATAGATTTGGCAAATGAAGACAATTGTGGTCCTTGTGGTGAATATATATTAACTAAATTAGATTTGACTAAGAAAAATAAGATTTCTAGTGTTAGTCCATATTTAATTGCCGAACATGAAGAACAAGAGCAAACAAAACATTAATTATTAAAATTAATTAGCAAATAATGGATTCATTTTTATATGCGCATCATTATAATATTTTTTCCTATATTCTCTCATAGTTTCATCTTTAATACGTGTTGTTTTAAAATAATTATACGTTTTATTTTCTTGTAATAATTCTATTATAAAATATAACGCATACATCCCACATTGTCCATCTCCGTATTGATGTGTGAAACCTTCGTTGTTATCGGCTACTAATTTAATATTTAAATTGTGTGCCTGATTTACTATTCTCTCAATTAAAACTTTGATTTGTTTTGGTGTTTTAGTTCCATTGCTATCAAAGAAAAAAATAAATTTTTTAGTTAAATCTAAAAATAATGCTATCCAATGTTGTCCTGGTTTATTATGGGGGTCAGTATTAAATATGACGCCTATTTTACTAATTTTATTTTTTATGTGTTCCTCTAAATTGAAATTACATAATTGCTCCCATACACAAGTCGAAAACAACTCTTTGGAGTCAAAATCTATTGGCGATGGTCCTATAAACTTAAAATTCTTATTTGATTTTTCATATTGCTTCATTATTTTTATTATATCAACACTAGACAACCAAGTATTTGGTTTTGTAGACCATCTTTCAGGAGAGAAAGGTTTAAATATTTCTTTTACTAACAATTCACTATTATTAACTTTATTTAATGGAGTATTTTTTAACCAACATAATTCATCATAACATTGTTTGTCTAATTTGTTTTTAAAATATTCCCATATTTCTTTGCTATTATTTGTAACTATTTTGTCACTATTATTTGCGTTCCATACATTTTTAAATAATTGTAAATTGCTCCTTGAATAGCAAGTAAAATCTTTTAACTCTTGGTCTATATTTTTGTTTTGATATGGCGAACATTTTAGTTTGTTAAATTGTTTATTAGATTGTTTATTATATTTACGAGTTGTTCTTTGTTTTCGTCTATGTAAACGCATTTTAAATGGTGATTTTTTTGTTTTTGTAAAATTTTTATATATGTTATTTTTAACATTAATCATAATAATTAATGTTTTGTTAATTAATATATAATTATAAAAAAATTATTCCCTTTTTTGTGGAAGTATTTTTTTATTATATTTGTTTGATTTTCTAACAACAAATAAATCTAAATTTTGTATTTTTTTTGAAGTTTCATTTTGTGGACACATACAATTAATAGTTTCGGCAGTTATATTAAAATCACCGACGCTTTGATTATTTACACTACTATTTGAGTATTCTTTTAGTTCATCTTTTATCATATTTTTCATTTTTTTTTCTTTTAAATGTAGTATCAAGTTTAAAACATATAATAAATAATACATTTTGTATTTTTCATTTATGTTAGTATTAGTGTTAGTAGTAGCATCACCATTAGTAGCCAATAGTTTTTCTAAAGTAGAATTATTATATTTTAAAATTTGCTCTTTATATACTTTTATATTGTCTTCTAAATTATCAAAAATTTCTTTTAATAAACTATTATTGCTCAATAAATTTTCTAATTTATTTGTTTTAGCATATTGAACTTGGTTTGTTAAATATAACAAATCTATATTATTTATAAATGATTCAATAGGTTTAACTTCTTTAACCTCTTTTACTTCTTTTTGCTCTTTGGTTTCTTTTTGCTCTTTGGCTTCTTTAACTTCTTTAACTTCTTTTACTTCTTTTACTTCTTTTTGCTCTAAATCAATACTTACTACGTTCATTTGTTTTGACTTTTTAATTTTATTATTTTTATTATTTTCATTATTTTGTTTCATAAGTATGTATTATAATAAATTTTATTTTAAATCTTTTAATTGAACTCGTGTTGAGTTATAAAATATTTCATTTCCAATTGAACTTGATATATTTGGATTAAAATCATTAAAACTTTCTTCTTTAAATAATATATGTGCGTCTAAATTAGCATTATGTGTTGGAAAATTAATATTATTTTCATATAAATCGCTAGAAGTATTTGGAAGATACGCAACTTGGTCTGCTTTTTGTAAAGCAAAAAATTGGTTTCTTAAAGTAGATTCTCTATCAACATTTGTCGCAAAACCGCAAAAATGTGGTTTTCTAGTTCCTGGAAAAAATGTGCTATTTACATCATATACTCCTATATTGTCTATTGGCACCGATGATTCTATTTGATGATTATATGTAGGCATTAAAGTATATTTTGTATTTACTGGTCTAAATGAAAAATTCATTGCTAAATTATTTGATGGAAAATTTCTATTTGCTATTGAATCATTTATAGTATTATGTGACTCAAAATTATGTAAAGTTACGTTATATAAATCATTTGCTGTTGTCATTTTATATTATAAATACTATATAAATTTATTTAAACAATTATTATAATATAATAGAAATTCACATTGCTTCAAATAAAAAATTATTAATTAAATTTAAACATATAATTTTAAAAACATATAATATTTAACGCTTACGCTCCTTGATAATATTATAATTATTTAAGTTATATATTTTGTAAGTCTTGTTATTATTATTCATTAATGCTTTTGATAAACTGCGTTTTGCTTCATAGTTCTGCTTCCTAATTTGTAGAAGTTTGTTTTTCTCTTGTGTTTTCAAATAATTTAAATCAAACATATTTGTCATCGTATTAGTATTAAGTAAACTGAGCAAAATCAATGCTGAAGTGGCCATTATAATTATAAACTTTTATCAATAAGTAATTAAAAAAAAACTAATCAATTTTTTTTTATTATTTTTACAACAATAAAAAAATTTGGCGTTATTTAACCCACTACGTAGCACACATTATATGTAAATATAGTTATTATTTAAATAACTATATTTACATGACAATATGAATATTATCTATTTTAAAAGCATTTTGGCGAACAAGCGGTGGCGGTTTTCTATTAACTTGTCTATAATAATTAACAATGTAGTTTCTAATATATATTATAAAGTTAATTACTCGAATATTAGCATTAGTCTTATTATTGTTATTCATCATTAATATTTTAATACTATAAAAAAATATTTGTTAAAGCAAATCAATTTTTTTTAGTCATAACATATTATTTACTTGTTTTGATTTGGACCAAAGCAACTAATATCTTTATGCTCGCGCTCTCGATATTCTTTTAAATAAGCACTAATTAATGGATAGTAAGTATCAACATATCCTATATATTTTGTATTTGTTCTAATTGCTTTTGCTAAAGCAACTTTTCCTTCTGCGTCTCCTATAGTTAGTAAATCATCTAAATCGCGAGATGTTTTATCATCTCCTCCACGTAGTATATCAATACGAGTATCATTAACAAACAACTTATATTTTTTAAGTTCATTGTTTTGCCAAATAATCGCACCCTCCAATGTCTTAAAATATGCTTCTACATAAGGGACATTAATGTCAAAATAAAACACTCTTTCAATACTAACCATACAATATCCATTTTTGGGAATTATATATGTAACACCGACAAGTTGATCAGTATTTGATTCTCTAGTTAAGTTTTGCTTCATAATGAAAAATACATTGCTTTTTGGATTAATATCTTCAATAATATGAGGCATAATAGGAATAGCAAGAACAATTGAAATTGCGCTGATGATAATATTTATAATAGTCTTCATCATTAATATTTTAATACTATAAAAAAATATTTGTTAAAGCAAATCAATTTTTTTTAGTCATAACATATTATTTACTTGGAAACAGAAAGACTTGTTGCATCATTATTAAACCAAGTCATTTTAATAGTTGTAATATTAGTTTTTATAATATTATAAGATGTACTTAAAGCATATAAACTCATTAATTTATAATATTCTCCATTTTGAATCCAACTAATAACTTCATAATAATTACTATAGCGATGCGATATATTTATAATAGCAGGTATAAAGTTATGAATTTCTTTAAGTCCAATAGTTTCAAATTCTTTCCAATACACATTTTTCCCAAATAATTCATAATTATATTTATCTAAAATATATTCATCCATAGTTTCATAACAATCGATGGGAAAATTATATAAATCTAAATAACTTGTAATATTTTCATTATTCATAACAATAGTTTTAATTGTTTTTTTCATAGCACTTATTAATTCTTCATCTACCATCATATTTATGATCTTCTTATAATAATGTTAAATAATTATTTAATATTTAATAATAAATAATAAATAATAAATATTAATTAGTCAATTTTTTTATCCTCTTTTCATATTATGTCTTTCTAATTTATTATTAATTTCTATTATACATTCGGTGGTGGATCTTACAA